GCAACAGCTGGGGTGGCCTTTGCAACGAGCTTCTCGCCTGGCTCTGCAATAAGAGGATTTGGGGTTCTCGGAACAGACAGCAGCCCCCTCGGGTCGCCGTGCTCAACAAAACCATCCTTGTCTGCCTCCTTCGGTAGCTGGAACAATGGTGCGGATAACAACAGACTACGCGGAGTCTCCGAGATCCACAGCTTAAAACGCTTGACATCAAACCCAGGCATCAGTCCTAAAACCAATTCCCAAGCCCAATGTCCAACATTATTCGGCCATAGCTCAGAGTCCGCATAATTCTGGACCCACCAAGAAACGTCCTTGCTCAAAGTAGCAAACGAATGCAGGTGCGGGAAAGCATTAAACACGCGTTCGGCCCACTGGCCGATGATCGGAGTATTTCTATCCGTCAACATATACGCAAACGCTTTCTCCACTGCCTTAGCCTCGGATTCGTAATTTCCGGGGGTGGCGAGGTGTAATTTTGACAATGCTCGGGGCACATCGCAAATGCTGTTCCAATCCCCGTTCCAGACGTCCGGTCCATACCGGCGTCCAAGGAACTGGACCCCCAAATCGCCGCGCTTGACAATGTTCACTTCGTAAACTTGCCCAATGCGCATGGCCGATTGGATGATCTTATCAGGGTCTGCATCTGCTGTGAACCCATCGTCGCCAGCGTAAAGGCCGAGTCGTCTATAAGCCTCCTCAGGACTGTGTCCGGAGTCTCTCAACGACGTGTAATGTATAAAAGCATTACGGAGCGTCTGGGAATTCGACGTACGAGGATCTCCTGACCCCCACTCGAACTCGCCCAGATACTTCAGCCCAAACGTGGAAACGACTGGCAAAGACTGAGACTCGGCGTGAAATTTCCGAATCTCCTCATGGTGAGTGATGTTAAATGCAGCTAGATCGACTGCAAGATCGACCTCCCTCGCCGCCGGCGAGATATGTCCATCCATACGATTAGCATCATCATCCGCGATGGTTTTGGCACCAACGCAGATCTCAGCCACGCGAGTCGCAATCTCGGTCGGTGTCTTGCCCGGAGCATACCAAACGCAAGCCTTAAGAACCCGTTGCATCGCGTACATGTACCGTGATAATGTCATCTTAGCCCCCGAATCCACAATAGTGATAATCCGGGGTTCGGTTACCTTCTGGTAAGCCTCTTTCTTCAAAAAGACCTCCCAAAAGCGCCGAAACCATGAGACAAGCCACATGCCTTGGAAAAGAGTCCGCTTCTGCCGCGGTTCCGCCTGACGTTCTGCAACGTCATTTGGTTCCACGGGGTGGAGCGAACCTCTAATTTCAGGTGGCACGACAAAGTTAACAAACTCCGTCAAGTACGAACGATCATAGGAACTCAAAGGCACATTCGATCTGTTCTGGAGGACACGGCCCTCGATGGCAGCGCGCTCATTGTTCTTGCTTATAACCGGCGCAAATCCATCAGGAACTAATGGACTCATAATGCACCGCATAGCTGGTTTAGCTGTCGGATCGGGTGGCGAATTCACATAGGACGCCTCAAAAGCCCGAACGCCCTTAGCCACGGGATAGACGATAGCGCGTGGGACAACATGCTCGCAGTTCAGAAAATAATCCAACAAAACAGTGGAAGTTTCCCGAACCCAAACAATCTCATCCGCGTCGCATTTCATCTTGACGTGGCTTTGGACGGTGCCCAAAGACAGGGTGACCCCTGAGTTTTGGGCAACAGACCGAATTGACTCGTCGACAGCGACCGTGGTAGTAGCACAAAGGTAATGGCCACACCGAGCCGTCGAGACAAACAAACCATCCTGCGTCTGCAAATGCATTCGCACAAACTTATTGTCATCCCCGACGACGGGGTCGAATCGCCGAATCACTCGGCCCGGCAGCATTGCTCCAGCAATGACTGACAACGGAAACGTATAGCTTGCGACAGGGCTCAACATGACCAGCTGATGGTAGTCGAGGACGTTCTTACGGTCAACAGCGAAAGTAGCATATCTGGCACCTGTCCTCGCAATGAGTACATCGGCACCATAATCCCACAACTGATGACTAAAAGACGCCCCGCCACTAACGCTAGTCGCGAGAGTCCCGTCGGGACCAAATGTCCAGCAAACCTCCCCTGTTCCACACGCCGCCGCAGGCGGCACCATGGTGTACAAAATGAGAGGATGCCCAGCAAACGTAGTTGCAAGCTCCACAGGCATGTTCATGTAATAATCGACATCGACTAGCACAAACAAAGGGTTCGCGGGCGGATCCCAGCTGCTCGGTATTGTCTCAACATCCTTCGGATCGAAGTAAGATCGAGAGCCAACGCAGCCGGCGTCCACATCCCGCTTCGCCATCTGAACAAAGTACGCGGTCCTACCCAATGACTGGGCGACGGCTATACAATGCTTCGAAGCGGCAAAGCGAGCTGCGGCAGAGAATCCGTGGGTGTGGTTCTTGCGTCCAGCAAACCAACCA